AAAAAGTAGCTGTAGTTCAAGGTAAATCATTTGCTGAAGCTATTAAATGTTATCATACCTATAAATTATTAGGGTATGAAAAGATAGCATTTTCCTATGGAGCTGATTATTATCATACTGAAATGTGTCCCCATCCTAATAAAGATATAGGTAAAGCTTTAGGTCGTGTATTAGTAATTAGTAAAATGATAGAATTAAAAATCATAAACAACTCAGATGAAATCCACCTTTTAGGTTGTTCTATACCACAAGAGTTCTTATATTATAAAGATATCAAACAAATTAAAACAATTGATACTTCTAATCCTATTATGGCAGCATTTGATGGTACATTATATAATGATTGGGGTTTGTTAGAAAAACCTAAAACTAAAATTGATGATGTAATTGGAGACAAAACTGATTTTCAAGTATATCAAAAAATTGAACATAACGTAAAAACATTTAGAAAAATAAATAATTTATGAAAAAACAAGCAGTACTTAGCCTATCAGGAGGGATGGATTCCAGCACATTACTTCTCCACTTGCTAGCAAACAATTATGAGGTTACTTGCCTCTCTTTTGACTATGGTCAAAAACATAGAGTAGAACTTGAACGAGCTCAAGATTTAGTAAATTACTTGAATAGTAAGGGACAAGATATAAAATATGGAGTTATTAAACTTGATGGTTTAGCTCCAATGCTTAATAGTACTCTTGTAGAAGGTGGAGATGAAGTACCTGAGGGTCATTATGAGCAAGAAAATATGGTTGCGAGTGTAGTTCCAAATCGTAACAAAATATTTACTTCGATTGTCCAAGCAGTTGCTCTTTCAGTAGCAACAAAAACTAAGGAAAAAACAGATATCGCACTCGGTATCCATGCTGGTGACCATCAGATTTATTTAGATTGTCGTCAAGAATGGAGAGATGCCGATTATTATGCTTTCCGTATTGGTAATTGGGATAGTGAGCTAGTGAGTTATTTTACTCCTTATTTAGAAGGTAATAAATTTGACATCCTAAAAGATGGGGAAAAGTGTTGTGAACAACTTGGACTTGATTTTGATGAAGTCTATAAAAGAACAAACACATCTTATAAACCATACCCATCAGGTAACTCAGATTACAAATCAGCATCTTCAGTAGAGCGTATTGAAGCCTTTATTAAACTAGGCCGCCCTGACCCAGTTCAATATGAAGATGAAACAGGTGAGGTTAGTTGGGAAGTAGCTAAAACTCATGCTGAGCAAGTAATTGCTGAATTTCAAGTAAAAAACTAATATTTATGATATTTATAGTAGTACCACATAAACTACTATAAACATGAATATAAAGATTTATTGTATTTTTGATGGAAATGGGATTCCTTTATATGTGGGGAAAACCAAACAAAAACTCTCAATAAGGGAATCCCAACATCAAAGAAGACTAAAAAGAGAAGTATTCATCTATGAATTAGATTTAGTAAAAAAATATGAATGGAAATTTTGGGAGAGTTATTGGATTGACCAATTTAAAAGTTGGGGTTTTAACTTATTAAACAAAAATAAAGGTGGTGGAGGTCCTGAGTTTCACCCTAAATCAGTAAGGGAAAAAATGAGTTCAACTCCTCGACCACAAACTTCACAAAAACTCAAAGGTAGAAAAAGACCTGATGTTAGTAAACGGATGAAAGGTTCTTCATTCAGTCTTGAAACTTGTAAAAAAATATCCCAATCTAAAATAGGAATCATTTACTCAGAAGAAAGAAATAAAAGTATAAAAAAATCTAACGAAAAACATTATAAACCAAATTCTGAGAGAAACAAACAAATCTCTAAGAAACTTAAAGGAAGAAACATTACTTGGATTTCTAAAATTAAAATCCCAATATATCAATTTGATAAGAGTGGAAACTTTATTCGTGAATGGGATAGTATATCATCAGCAGCTTCTTCCTTAAATAAATCCTCATCAGCTATATCAGAATGTTGTAATGGGAAAAGGAAAAGTGCTTATAATTACATTTGGAAATTTCAGAAAGATTATTTAAATTAAAAACAAAAAATGTCTAAATATCAATCAACAAAAATATTTGATGGCTTTAGTTGCGTATTTCGTCAATGGAAAGCTGAAGGAACTCATTGTAGATTCCTACATGGTTATGGAGTAAGTTTTAAAGTATGGTTTGAAGGTGAACTTGATGAGAGAAATTGGGTTTGGGATTTTGGAGGTATGAAACGAGCTAAAGGTACTATTGATGGGATGAATCCTAAAGCTTGGATGGATTATATGTTTGATCATACTACTATAATTGCTGAAGATGATCCATATCTTGGAGGTTGGAGCATGATGGATCAACATGGCTTAATTCAACTCCGAGTTATACCAGCTGTAGGAGCAGAACGATTTGCTGAGTATATTTATCATAAGCTCAATACGTTCGTACAAGAAGAAACTGAAGGTAGAGTTAGAGTTACTAAAGTAGAATTTATGGAAAACAATAAAAATAGTGCGATTTATGGTGAATGAAACTCCTGAAGAAAATCAATTACTTAAATAAATTTCTTAAAAAAGATGCATATGTATTAACAAACATGCATCCCAAATGAAAAAATGTAATAAATGTCAAGAAATATTAGATTATTCTAAATTCGCTAAAAACTGCACTAAACATGATGGATATGAAAATTATTGTAAATCATGTAAAAATCAATATAATAAACGATATGGTAATGTTTATACTAAAGCGTATTATAAAAAAGGAGGATATGGAATATATAAAATAACAAATAATATTACTGGAGAATTTTATATAGGAAAAGGGTGGTTAAATGAACGTAAAATAGATCATTTTACTAAATTAAAAGCCCAAAAACATTCTAATCCATATCTTCAACAAAGTTATAACAATACTTCTCACGATAGTTTAGAATTTTTAATTATTGAAAAATGTGAACCTGAATTTGGAAGTGAAAGAGAAAGATATTATATTATTGAATCATATTTAAATAATTCTATAAATTTATTAAACCAACACGTTACATTAAGATGATAATAAAACGATTAACAGAAGAACAAAAAAATAACCCTTATGCAATAATTGAACTATATAAATGTGTTCAAAGTGAAGGTAGTAGAGCAGGTATGCCTACTATTGCTATTCGAACCACCGGATGTTCTCACCGCTGTTGGTTTGGTGAGGGAGGGTGGTGCGACAGCTGGTACACTTCAATCCATCCTGAAAAAGCTAAATTTAGTTTTAATGATATAATTAATATTTACAACGAAAATCCATATATTAAAGAAATGATGCTTACGGGTGGTTCTCCTACAATGTGGCCTACTTTAGTAAATGAATTAACTCACTTCGCAAATGAAAGGGATATCACGATTACGATTGAAACAGAAGGGTCACACTTCATTCCCACTGATTATCCGATTGGTCTCGTATCCTTTAGCCCTAAGTTTAGTAACTCTGTCCCTCGTGTTGGAGTGGTTACGCCCGGTGGTAAAGTGGTGGATGAAAAATTTGTCGAAACTCACAACCGCCTTAGACTCAATCGTGAAGCCATCAAGAAAATGATGGAATATCATACTGACTATCATTATAAACCAGTATGGGATGGAACTGAAGAAACACTTAAAGAAATTGAAGACTTTAGAGTTGAAATGGATATTCCTAAAAATAAAACTTGGATTATGCCTGCTGGTGATAATAGAGAAGAATTAATTAAAATCTATCCTAAAGTAATTGAGATGTGTGCTGAACAAGGTTATAACTTTACAGGTAGAGAACACATAATTGCCTATGATACTAAACGGGGAGTTTGATGGAACTTATTACTACTCACCCAATTAAAAAATCTGATTTAGGATTTCATGGTAATTTATTTGGTGGTAAGTTATTAGCTTGGATTGACGCTGCTGGTGCTGCCTATGCTGCTCAGGTTTGTGACACTCCAAGAATGGTAACTATAGCTATAGACAAATGCATTTTTAAAAAACCAGCTCGAGAAGGTCAAATGTTAAAGATTTATGGTGGTGTAGCTGAAATAGGGACTACTTCCATTATCCTAAATTTAGAAGCTCGAGCCCATAGTGTCTATACAGGACAACAATCTATAGTATTAAGTACTAATATTAAATTTGTTCGTATTGATGAAGATGGGAACCCTATTCCTTTAGCAGATAGAGTTAGAGAAAAAATAAAAAACGGTTGGAAAACCAAATAATTAGGATGGAAGAAGCAATTAGTGAAAAAGATCTAAGTTTTGAAATCAAAATCTTAGCTAAAAAAATAAATGATGAACATAGAGGAGATCCTACTCCTATAGTATTTGTTTGTGTTTTAAATGGAGGATTTATGTTCTTTAGTGATTTAGTTAAAGAAATAACTGTCCCTATTGAAATTGACTTTATAAGATGTAAATCTTATTTTGGACGTAAACAAGGTGATTTAGTTATAACTAAGGATCTTGAAACTAAAATTAAAGGAAAACATGTCTATATTGTAGATGATATTCTTGACTCAGGGAATACTATGGGAGCTGTTATAAAATTCTTACAAGTTAAAGAACCTAAAAGTCTAACCCCAGTAGTGGCTATATATAAAGAAGGTAATTTAAGCTTCCCTAAAGTTTATCATATTATAAAACAAGATACTGACTCTATATTTGATCCTTGGTATATTGGATATGGTATGGATGATGATAAAGGACATAATAGAAATTTAAAAACCATTTATCTTATTTAATTTTTCCTAATATTTATAATTATATAAATTTTAAACCGTCTCTTATGCACCTATCTAGACCTAAACTTCTTACTGAAAATAAGAATATTATTATAGAAAATATAAAACAAGCTAAAATATATGTTAGCCAAAATAAATTATCTACTGAAGAATTAAACAATTTAATCCAAATTGATCCTTCCCCAACTAAAAAATATGTTGGGTGGATGGCTAAACAGTGGGTAAATAAAACTATAACTGATATAGATGACCTAAGAAATACAGTCGAAGAATTTAATACCTTT